GATCGCTTCCTTTCCAAAAGGCAGTTGGAAAATTAAGTCCCATTACGTGTATTCATATCCCGTTACTGCAGAAGCAAAGATTCCAGTCCCTATACAAATAAAAGTATACACATTCGCTCTATGAGCATCAATATGAGGCGGCCCTCCAGTGCCTCCAAATATTACGTTTGCAGTTGTTCCTGATTTAAAAGTAGGTATTATCGAAGCGGTACTATGATTGTTTTCTATAGAGATAGTCAACGTTTGGCCGGGTAAAACATTACTGAATGTATAAGCACTACTAGAGTTAGTTATGACTTTCTGAATATTGCTGTTACTCCAATTTATAGTACTGCCTGTTTGATTATGTATGTCGTGACGAGAGGTTTTCTGAATAATTATATCTTCTACTGTTAAATCTCCTCCGGTATTAGTTAAGTTGCCTTGAACAGTAACAGGTCCATTTAAGTCTATTTCAGAAGATCCGTTTAGCTCTACTTCAGGCGCCGTTAAAGACAATTTAGTTCCATGAGTTATCGCTATAGCTGATGTAGTACTACCTATATTACCTCCATCTTTGAACGTCATCTCAGCGCCAATATTGCCAATATTATTATCCTGCATTTGCAATATAGTGGTCGCTGTGCAGTTACCCATGTCATCTCCACCTACAGCAGCTCCAATACCGCTACCCGTAACCAGAAGTCCATCAGAGGCTCTTACTTGCAGGTATGGATTTTGAGTTACGACATTAGAAGCAGTACTCCAATTAGCGTCATTATTATTAAAATAAATTTCTTTATTAACCCCTGATAAAGTGTCTGCAGGAAAACCTACATGAGTTGAGTTGTCACCCGTAAATATAAAATCTGCTAATTCTTTTGTGGTGATTTTCTTAGTGGTATACGGGCCAGTCGAAGACCCGGCGCCAACAGGGAGAAGATAGAAGCCACTTACGGCTTCATTTGTTCCCATTCCTACTAATTGAGATATTTTTTTATTTGCCATTTCGCCTTAAACCTTATATTAATATACACTCTTTTAATATGGAGGAAGTAGATTTGTTACCAATAGAGTGTTGTTTTCTTGTTGTAAATAAAACCCATCATTGCCATCTCCCTCCAAAAGGATAAAATCCTCCACTTTCTCCATACCTAAGACCCCGCTAATAAAAAGACCATTTGTTCTATTATCTGGATTTATTTCTACATTAAAGTTCGCTGAGAAAGTTTTGTTAGGTCCAATAGACGCCCCATAAGAGAAGTTTTGTAACTTAGCCCCTTTAAAAGTATATCGTAGAGCTTCTTCTTGGGTGTTGATTGGAATTTTTCCAGCGTTAATTGGAGCTAAAGTAGGCTTTTCGCAATTTTGCGGATCTACCTTAATAGTAAAATCATAGCCGCTATTTATAGAAATCAAATCTACAAGAGTGCCACTATTACCTGATTCAACTAATGCATCTATAGAAAGATTTGCGTATATGGTACTAGTCGCTCTATTATCTACAGGGAACCTATAACCCAAGTTGCTTAGCTCTTGCCTATTTAAATCCATAGAAATGCTGTACCCCTGTATATGGAGCTTATCAAAATCTACACCAAGTCCCGAAAAAGAATCAGTTGTTAGAGTTATATCTCCGGGGACAAGGGCAGCGTAACCTTCTTCAGCTAAAGTTTTTGGTATAACAACTTCCCTCTCAGGGCTTATAGTACCACTTTTAGTTTCTATTCCCGGCGCTTGAAAGCCGCTACCGCTCATGGTGAAAGAAGCATTATAAGCTGTATAAGAAACCGAAGCGGAAGGAAAACCACCTACTGCAGCGCTGGTTGAATAAGAATTTAAATAACAGTTTCCAAATCCTATAACGTGATAATCTGGCGAATTAGGATCTATAGATTGGTACTCATCAGGCTGAGTGAAATCTTCTTTAAATTGTCTTCCGTATAAATCATTTCCTTCTTGATTTACTACGACATATATATTTTTTCCGTCTCTATATCTATTTAATGGAAAATCTTCCCAGATCTTTCTAGCTCCATCATTCTTGACAGGGTTAAAAAATCCAGATAAAAGAGATACTTGGCCATTGTCTGGATAATAAGATTGACCGCTAAAGGGGTAATTATACAGAGGATAGTTTACGTTCAGCCCAAGTCGCGCCTCGTTTTTAGTACCGCACAGTAAATAATTAAAATTAACATTAACCGTAGGATGGTTAATTATAGGCCTATCAACTAGGCCGCGTTGATTAATTTGAGTAATATCTGTGTGAGGTACGTTAATGGAATAAGAAACAGATTGAACCCTGTCTATTGGATTCAACCTGTTAATCTTTTGAACTAAATTAGAGTCGTCGTTTACCGGTGAAGGCTCATAGTAATTAAAAAAGTTCTTACCACTTTCTGGAGCAGGTCCTAGAAATAAAGCCTGACAGTTGTAAATTACAGTTGGCTTTGCCATTACGCATCTCCTTCATAAACGCTCGCATAAAGTATTCCAGCTAAGAAATCATCAACTTGATGTTCCAGCGCAACATCTTGAATCTTTTTAACTCTTTCGTGGTTTCTGTCTGTGGGTTCGGCCGCGTACCTCCCGGCTTTCGCCAGCCAATTGTCTGGATCTTCGTTAGCTATAACTATATTTGTGATTTCTCTAGCTACCTCTTTTTGCTGCTTACTTAACCTTTTCCTACTGTGAATCTGCCTTAATGAGGCTTCCACTTCCAAGTTTAACTTGTCCGACAAATTTAAGTTATCTTGTATTTTAGTTAGGCTAAAATTAAGGGCAGCTTTAGTTCCTATGGGAGTTTTAGTATCCGTCTCTTTTGGGGTATTACTTCCTGAAGGTCTCCCGTTCATCTGAGGACCTTTAGCGCCGCCAATAATAGGCTCATAAAGTCCTTCGTTTCTCAGCTCTTTAAATTTACGCTGAGACTCAAGCGATTCTTCTTCAGTTGGGAAACGTCCAGATTCTATAGCTTGAACGCCTTCTTCTGGAGTAAGAACCCCTAATTCAATAAGTCTGCTATAAACTCTTGAGTAAACTGAAGTGTCCCTCAAATCAACATCCTCAAAGTGAGCGTTAGGATAATTTTTGAAACCCATTTCTTTTGATATGCGCCTTATCTCAGGCATTAAGAAGTTCTCTAAAAATACCCTACGCGCTTGTTTTAAACGTTCCATGAATACTTGAACCTTAATACTTGTATTAGCAAATTTTTCATCGCTAAGAAGAATGTTATTAAGACCCATTTGTATATCTTGATTAACAACGTCGTATTTTCGGGGATCTAATATATTAGCAATATCAGGAATAACAAATTTAGCATCAGTAGTATAATCTGATATCAAGACACGACCAACAGATTCATTTTCAAATAACTTCTGCATGGCCATGAGATTTCTTTGGTTAACTCCACCATCCTGAGGTTTTGATCCCATAGTGACTAACAATATAGCTTGGTTGGTGGTGCGAGCTACAGCCATATCCATTTGCTTCATTTCCTGCTTCCAGTTTATATCCTCCAGTACTGGATAACCCATTGGAACTGCAAACGGTTCATAGTCTTGTTTTTTATAAAAAACAGCTATAAGTTTATCCGTGTCTAAAGGGATAGTCACCGCGCTCATACCTACGCGTTTAGTATCATTTATTAAGTCTTTGGTTTGCTGAGGCAGACTATCAAACACTTCTCGCTGCTCCTCTGTTTGAGGATGCCTTAGAAGCTGTAGTTCATAATCAGTCACAACTTTATAATAAACCCCTGTACTGAAAGAAATGCTTCCTTGAAGCTGTATGTCAGAAGGGTTAAGAATAATATACTTAGAAGGTATCTGCAACTCTTCAGAGGCTTGACTGAGGCCAAAAGTTTGGTTTATTTTAAATGCGTCAGACTTGTCCATCTTTGCATCAAATCTATGCATGAATACATTTCCTGACCTGTAATACTCTCTAAAGAATCTACTCTGAAGATCATCAATGTTTATTTTTTTAAATAAAGTATCAAAAAACTCCCTAGACTTTCTACTCCCTCCTGTATAATAAAGATCGCTGATAGAGAATTCTGTCATTAGATCTATAGTATTTCTGAATACAGAAAAATTGTAATAAGCCTTTTGACACAAAATAATCGTATCCCGAACATCAATATTAGAGTTGTTGCTGACTCCATGGGAATATTTGAACGGAATCATGCCGTTATCGATATTCCTGAATCTATCTGTCCGCGGGATATCGGCAGCAGCGTTTCTGCGTCGACCTGTCTGAGAGGCTTTTGCTTCATGCATTGCCATCAGTGGTTCCGCACCTTGTTCCGTTTTCTTCCTTACAGCCATAATTTACTTTAAATTTACACTTAACCTAGCATTCTGGGAGTAAAAGTGTGATTAATTTGTTCAACTTGAGTATTTTTAAGATCATTATAAGCCTTAACTGCCCAGTTTCCTAACATTAAAGTAGTGTAATTATCCTTTCTAGCACGGTTAGCGGAAGTGCTTCTTTTTAAGTGCTGGGGAAGGTCAAAAGTCTGAACTCCTTTCGCTGTGGTTTTAACCTCAACTAACGCACATTGTTTTCTGGTTTGATAAATTATGTCATCTTGGAACTCAATCAAGTCCCCCTTATTTTCATAAGGCATTAGCTTGACAGGAACAGCTTGAGCCGAGGCCTTGTCGAAGAAGCTGCCGCAAGCAGCGGTTCGGGAAGCAAACCAAATCCTTTTATGATCTATAGAGGCCTGAAGATACTCATTAGCTTCGCGAAGAAAAGTGCTTGAAAATAATTGCTTAAAACAAATAACGTTTTCTTTTACGTTGTACTGGCTTTTAGCTTTCATAAGCATTTGCTGATAATCGTTTCCAGTCTTATCGCTATTAAAATCAAAAAACTTTAAGTTTATTTTAGCGTCTCTGAAAAGCTCTGACTCGTTTGCGCTATCTATAAATTGATATCCAGCGTTATCTATGATTAATAACTCTATTTTAAAGCTGGTCATTAAGTAAAAAAGATATTTTATATGGTCTTTTAAGTCCCCGCCTGCTACAGCATAAGCATGAACTAATGTAGACTCATTACCTTTTTCTTCATCGAGCTCCAAAACAGACATAGCAAAATAATCCGAACTTGGACTATTACTAAAACTCGGATCGATTGCTAAAATGTATTTTTTTTCGGAGTCTCCCTTTATCAAAGTATGTTGTTTTTCTCCATCCGGTATAGTGCAGTTGTGCATTTTTTTCGCACTAAAATAACTATCACTTCCATCAGTGAATTGAGCACAATACTCTCTTTGAAAAGAGGAATTCGATGAGCCTCCAGACTGCGCTTCCTCAATAACTGTACTGTCAATCATATCAGAGGGAATAGAATCAAAAGCCATCTGAGATATAAAATAATTAGACTGCTGTATATCTTCGGAGTAGATGTTATTCATCCACTCTTTGTATGTTTTATACAGATTCTCAAAACTAAAACTAGCAGAAGATAAGGCTATCATTTTGGAGTTATTCTGAAATTGAATCCTATCCTCTTCTTTCATGTCACCTTTTTTAATTAGCTCATCTTCCATTTCTCGTATCTTGATGCGTTCAGCCATATCTTGAGGAGCGACCAAAAAGGGCATAAGTACTGTTTTGATAGTCTCCTCTGGCAGAAGCAAAAACTCGTCAAGGACTAGAATGTTAGCGCGGAAACCACGAATCTTTTCTCCGCTAAGCGGGATTGCTGTAATTGTACCTTCATTTATTTTCCATTCAAACTGATCGTTACGTTTGGATTTGGCGCCAAAAGCATGAGCTAACATTTGCGCCTCCTTCGATTCAACTATTTTTTCCAAGTTGTTGAATATAAATCTAGCGGTACGAAAGGTAGGTCCAGCGATTAATATCTTAGTTCTAGGTTCGAAAATACATTGCAGGAAACAATATACAGCCGCGATAAAACTCTTACCACATCCACGTCCCCATACACACATGCTAAAGTTGCGATTGAAAAAAGCTTTTAGTGTTATCTCTTGATATAGAGCGAGTTTAATCCCTGAGAGAAGCTCGGTAGTAAATCCCAAATTAGCACGCATGAATTTAGCCAAAGTAATTTTAGCTTGTCGATCTGGCAGCTCCCCTTTTAGATCAAGTAACTCTTGATTTAAATTAGGTATAGGTTTTGAGTATTTTTCCGGACAATACCACATTATAATAATTTCAAATCATAAGCAAGCTGGAGGTCATGCTTTTCCTTTAAGACGTCTGACAATAAAAGTTTTTTTATGATACGTACGCATTCTTTTCTACCGTTAACGAAAAGAAACTGTATATGAGGAAACTCTTGAATCAAATCCCTTACGTTATGGAAGATAAAGTCGGGGGTGACTCTAGTATTTTTCTTGTAAACATAAGGGAGCCTGTTGAAAGCTAGACACTCATCAAGCTTCCTTTCTACTAATATTACCATGTAAGCATTTTCTTCTGCGGCTCTATTTATTTCATTCTTAAATCTTTCTAAGCCGGAACTTAAAGTACCTATCAAGTCGGGAACAGACTTTCTTTCAATATATGTGTTATGAGTTTTCTCTTTGTCGTTTAAGCAATAATCGCCAAACTTTAACCCTTTGACCTCAGTTGGAAAATCATTTATCTTTAGTGGGTTTTGTTCTCGGGAATCTATATAAATTAAATGCTCGTTTGAAAAAGTCTCCTCATACTCTTTTTTTATAGGGATGTTTTTAAATTTATTTTTAAAACCTATTTGTTCGCAAAGCTGATAATAACTATCAAAAATAACTTCATAGTAAGATATAGGAGGTATGGGAAGAGTTCTAAGTTCAACTTGAGTAGGAGTATACTTTAAATTTTTTTCGGTTTTTCTTTTTTCAAGAATATTTCTACAATATTCCTGAGCTTTTTCTATAGGGATTCTTTTTAACCAGTGCTTTAGGTTTCCCTTACTGTTAAAGTCAGAAGCGAAGTACTGGTCTTTATTTTTAAATTTTATTAAATGTCCTGTATGTAAATCTTTCCTTGGGTAATGCTTATGGTAATAGTCAGCGATAGATAATTTATGAGCCTTCAGATGAAGATGAAGACCTTTATCTTTTTCAAATTCTTTTCCACATTCTTGACACTTAACCATTTAAAACTTCTTCTTCGCTAATGCCCATGATACGCGATTTTATATCCTCCATAGAGCTTAGTCTTTCAATCTCCGCGGATACATTTTTCTTCCGTATCTCGGCGATCTTTATCATTTTATTCCTAGACTCTTCATCTTTCCAAAGTTCTACAAGGTTTAGTATAGAGGCAGATTCTTGTAAAACCTTACTGAGCCTCTGGCTTCTTTTTTCTTTCAACTCGTTAAGGAGTTTAGTTTGTCTATTAACGCATTGATTGTATTCGGTTTGCGCAGTGTTAATCGCCTCTACTAAGCTCATAGCCATTCTGCGCCCCTCGGTGTCTTCCGCGTTTTGATCTAGTAGGGTTTGCAACCTTTCTACTCTCCTTTGTATATTTGAGGCTATAACTACCTCCGCAGAGAGTACTATGTACTGATCAACTTCCTCTTGAGAAAGATCGGACTTATCCCAAGTATATCTAACAAAGCTACTCTCAAATAACTCGCGATCCGTCTCAATTGCATAGGTACTAATTTGATGTAAGAACCTGAATGTATGCATATAAGCAATTAAAGTGTTCATGTTCTTTTTTATCTTGGGAGTTATTTTTTCTTTATCTATACCGTTGTGTACGTATTTATTAACCCTTACTATTGCCCTAGACTCTGACTTAGGAGGAGCGTATCCTCCCTCTACGGGAACTTCGTCATTAGTATCTGAGTACTTAACTTGATTAGGAAGTTCGTTAATGTATTCAGCGACTACTTTGTACCTTAAATCTAAAGCTGCTATTTTATTGTCTTCAAAAATTAAACGCGCCATATCCATAGGCTTCATGGCGCTACAATTATTATCTATAAATTCTTTTTGGTCTTCTGTCAGCTCAACTTTTTCTTTTGGGTAATACTTGTGGGAGACTTTTGCGTTTAAACTCTTTTCGGCTAAAAATTTTTTTACCGCTCTTCCGTATTTCGATCTTCCATCTACCATTTCCTCCGGGATATCGGGAAACACAAGTTTTATTAACTCTTTAATATAAGGTGGATCGTCAGTCCTTTTATTCCATTCCTCCAAGATGGCCAACTGCTGATCTTCGTTAAGCTCTATATTTTTAGACTTCATATTATTTCAACCTCGCCGCTATGTATTATCTTTTTTACTTTTTGTATTATTGCCTTCTTGACATTTTTGATTTGCTTATACCCGGGAACCCTATTTTTCTCATTAGTCTTATAACCCATTAAAGTAGCAGCTTTTTCCTCTGAAAGATTGTCTATGTATAGAGCCTTGTATATTTTCCATTCCGCGGGTTTTAAAATTTCTTTCATTTTTGTGTTCAGTTTATTCATGAGCGATATTATATCTATATCACTATATTCCGCTGAATTTATTTCATACTCATGATCATTTATAGATACTGGAAGCTTCGCGTCATAAGCTTGTTTTCTAGTCCTGACCCAATTTGCGAATAGTGGACAAGATTCAGATTGCTTACCGTAAATATAACATAAATCCCCAGACTCAGCCGCTGCACATTTCAAACATGGACGACAGTAATTGCCATAATTGTTACGTATCAGATTTTTTATTTGGTTAGATATAATCCTATTGATCCAAGGATTAAGAGGTTTTTTGGGATCGTAAAGATGCCATTTCCTAAAAATATGAATTCTTAGAATTTGTGAGACATCGTCGAAATCCATCCAAGCAAGAGCGGTCAAGTTCCACTTAGACTTTCTTTTTTTTATTTCGACATCTATCTGTTCTATGAAGTCTTCAAATTGAGGTTTACGTTTGGGCATCGTTAGAGCGGGATGACCCAGCATCTCTTAAGAAATCTTGCGCAATAGTTTCTTTTGAATAGCTTGAGTCTACCTCCCTCTGATAGCCGTCATCTATACTGTTTGGATTTGACCCCGCAATGTCTTCCAGTCTAGTCGGCCGCACCCTTCTCTCTCCTTGAATTTCGAAATCTAATTTACTCATATTCGTAGAAAAGTACTCCTCTTCTTCTTCCTCAATTTCTACTCTTGCTGCGCTGGGTACGGATTTAAATACTTTCTTAGCTGGAGCTGCGCTCGCTGCAGAAGTAAATGAACTACCGCAGCTAGCACAAAACTTTGGCTTATTCAAAGAATATTCAGTACCAGAACCGCAAGATAGACAATACATTTTCATAAATATGATTACACAAAATATATTATTAAAAAATAAAGGTTTTTCAAAAAAAGTGTATTACATAATAGGTATGCAGGATTCCAGATTCACTAATGCGGATGGCGTAGAATACGAATTATTATGGAAAAAACCGCATTATAAATATAACGCAGAGGGACTTTGTTGTTCTCCTGAAGCAGAAAACCCCCAAATATTAATAGATCCCAACTTGAAAGATCGGCGAAAAATGAGCGTTTTAATAGAGGAAATAACTCACGCCTTCTTTTGGGAAAAAAGCGAAAGAGAAGTGAGAAAGTTCTCTTCTACATTATCTAAATTAATTCAAAAGAACATTAGTAAGTCTCGTTCTCGTTAATTTTTGTAACTATAAATTTAGTTAGCTCGGACCTTACGATATCTTCTTCATTGAACTCAAAAGTATGAATGCCCATTTTCTTGCTCTCTTCGTCATCGAAAATATCAAAAAGTTTTAAAAATCCTCCTCTATTACCATTTTTCAAATCAGTCTGCATTGGGTCCGCCATAATAAAGCATCTGGAATATTTACCTATTCTAGTTAGTACTGTAACTATTTCTCTAAAAGAACTATTCTGAGCTTCGTCTAGAAGAATAGCTTTTCCGTTCCAGCTCATACCTCTGGCAAAATTAACGGGATGTATAGAAACTCTTTTTTCTTTTTGTAGCTTTTTTACAGTTTCATCGCTTAGAAGTTCATCCAATTTGTCCATAAACGGCAAGTTGTAATAATGAAGTTTTTCGTCAGCATCTCCGGGAAGAA